CTACTTACGGTAAATGCCGTAATCACTTTATACATATTAATAACTAGATGTTGATGTGGTTGTAAAACCAACACCAGCACTAGATTCACCACTTGCGATGGTGTCTACTTCACCAGTAACACTAATACTATCTTTGTCAATGTCAATCAAAGAACCTCTGATTGCAACGACATCGTTACTACTTGGTATTACAGTGAATTCAATTGAGGTATCATTATTACTTGTTGAAGTAATGTTAACAGCATCAATCGAAATCTTTCCTGAGACATAGTCTATTGTTCCTGCCTCACTGTCTTTTGTAACTCTTGTTCCTGCTTCGATAATAAATCTACGAATATTTCCTTTTCCGTCATCATCAAAGAAATGGTCATTCACTGAATCACCTTGAACTTTGATTCCAGTTGATGATAATATTCCACCACCATCTGCGTTATGACCAGAATGTGGATTGTAGAATGCATTACCAAAGTTAATTTCTAAACCTTTATCTGTCCCTAACGATACAGTTTTCTTTTTCTTCAATCTAACGTTAGTGATGTTTGATAAAATTGAAGATTGAGCATTGTCAATTGCTGTTACAAGTTTAGAATGCCTAAAGATTGCATCGAAGTTATTCAAGTTATCTGTATCGTATTTTATAATTGCATTTTTTACAATTGTTTCTAACTCACCTCTTGACAAAGTGGTGTCGTTTTTGTTATACTTGAATGTTGTTGTGATTAATATCTTAGTGATGTCTGCATCAACAATCACTGGTCTCACTGTTAACATATTCAATGCGTTAAGTTTGTTTTGAACTTCTTTCTTTTCTACTTCAGAAAGATAGTCTGAATTCTGTGGTTTCAATGATACAAACACTTTACCATATTCAGGTGGGTCATTATCTTCACCACCCCATACTGCAACTGCATCTGCATTTGAGTAATACTCTTGAACCTTTGCTTTGTAGTCATTTAATGTAACTAATCTGTTTTGTGATGTATAGAATTTTGTTGCTTTAAACTTGATTGATTCGATAGATTCTTTTTCTGCACCACCCGATGCAATATCTAATGTTGTGATTGTAGCATTTGCAAATCCATTAACTGAATCTACTAAACCAAATATCTTGGCACCGTTTGCATGTTCTTCATCTACTACAACATAAGTAACTTCGATAATATCTCCATCTTTAAGACCAGCACCTAATACTCCATCACCAAAATATATCTCTACAAATCCTTCTTCATTTTCTTGTGTATAATATACTCTACTTGATGCATTGATTGTTGATACATCAGTTGATAAAGAGTAAGTGTCTTCTGTACCGTTTGAAGTTACGGCAATGTCTATGAGATTTCTATCGACTCTTGCATTTGATAATACAAATTTTGGATTTTGTATTTGCGTATCGTATATAAATGTATCTGTTACGTAGGTACCTTGAACTATGTTAACACTTCTATAATTGAAATCATTGACTGATTTTGATGGTGTAACTGATTCTGTTACTACAAACTCGTATGGTATACCATCAAAGACACTATTGAATCTATGTCCTCTAGGTATTATCATCTCATCTACTGTAGGTATAGTGCCATCTGCATTTACAACATTGTTGACATCTACAGTTACATTGGCAGACGATGCCTTCTCTGTAGCAGGAATAAACCCTAAGTCTTTTGCACGTGATACTACGTTTTTTCTGATTTGTGCTGAGTCTAAGAACAACTCTGATGCGGCAATGTTTGTATTTACTGCACCGATATGTGATGCATATGCCATCAAGTCGATTAAGACTGACATATTTGAACCATCAAAATCATAATCTTTAAAGTTCTCTTGACCTTTTAGATATGTTTTTAGATTATCTGCAATTTTTTCGAAATCTGTTTCTGTAATGTTTATGTTTGAACTATTTACTGCCATTATCTTACCCTAGTTACTGTAAATTCTACGCCTTGATTTGGAAGACCATTAATAATATTGTAAAATACTACCATATTTAATTCGTTACCGTTCATTTCACCTATATTAACTTTGACTTTATTGACTCTTGGTTCAAGAATAGATATCATCTTTTCTATTTCTTTTGTAAATTTTCGTATTTGTCTTTGAGAATCTAATTCAAATAACATGTTACGAACACTTGCACCAAAATTTGGTTTGAATGGTCTTTCAAATTTGTTTGTTAGAATGATATTTTTTACTGACCTCTTGATTGCATCTGAATCCTTTTTAGTCGTAACATCTTTTGTTACCGGATGTGGATTCATAAACAAATCTAAATCTGAATACAAATTTTTCTTTGCGTTTACTTTAGAATTTGGTTTTAGATAATCGGCCATAAATCTATTTATACGTTATATCTTTAATATCGAAACCATATCGTCAACATTTGGAACACTACTGTTTCTAAAAGTAATATTTCCATCTGAAATAGAATAAGACCCAAGTATTCCTCCAACTTGTGCTTCACCATTTACAAAAACATGAATAGAACCACTACCACTTGGTATAGCAAAACTCTGAGTCTCACCATCTCCATCAAACGTTGCTGTTCCCTCACTGAATGTTAACAATGCAGGGTCTTTTATTACTTCTGGATGGACAGGTTTTGGTAAAGTCGCATTGCTTAGATTGATTGCAAAAGGGAATCCAATCAGATTGAGTAAATCACAAAATGTAAATGTTAAGAATTCAAAGATTTTTCCTAGACCGATTGCATCAAAGAACTTCTTCACAATCTTTACCCATTCAAATAATAGTTTTTTCTGCCAATTTTGTTTGAAGTCTTCTAATGCTAGTTTGAATTCCATGATTTGTTCTTCTAAAGATGCAACACTCTCACTGATAAAACCACCAATAATTTTTCTAACATTAAAACCAAAGAGACTAATATCTTCAATGGCACCTAATATTTGTGCATTGATTCTTCCTAATTCTTCTTCAAGTTTTTCTCTTGCTTCGCCTACAGCATTTTGAATTTTCTCTACTAACTCATCTCTCTTTTCTCTTAGTTTTGCAATTGCTTCTTCAATCAATGCACCAACATCTAAAGTAAACAGTGCAACTAGATTAGGCAGTCCAAGTAAATCCCATATCTCATCAAACTTATCAATCAACTTACCAAAGATACTATGTAATCCTTCAGTCAAAAGATTTTGTAACTTAGTTTTGATATACTGCCAAGTCATCTTTGCTTTCCACTCAGCACAAAGAACACCAAAGTCTGCTTTGAAACCTTGAAACTCTTCGGCAACCATCGCAAAGAACTTATCGACATCTTCTGCAATTTGAGTTTTGATTCTGAGTTGCTCTTCTTTAGTAAATATCTTTAGAAGATTAATTTCGATACCAAGAACAGTTACATTAAAATCAAAAGGAATAAGTTTTGAGATAATTTCCATTATTTTCGTTGGAATATAGAGATGTAATTCTTGTAAGAGTTCAGTGATAGCATCTTTTGCCTCTTTTTGCCAATGACGAATAGAGAGTTTTTGCCAATAGGGAGATAGTATGTCTGCCATCTTTTCTATGAACTCAGAAATTTCTTCTATAATCTTTTCTATTTCATCTATTGCTTCTTGTTTTAGTTCTCTAAAGTTTTCAACAATATATGCTTTGAGCTCTCCTGGTATTTTTGCAATCTCATTGAATGCATTAAGCAACTCTTCCTTTGTAGGAAGATTAAAGATATCACCTGGCGGACATGGAAATGCCGAAGGGACTTGTGGTATTGATAAATTTGGTGCTATAGTCATTATGAATTAAGTTTAACAGTCTTACCATTGATGTCAACGAGAGGTGCAGTGATTGTTGTTGAGATACTAGATGATATTTTCATTTCTTTATCTGAATGTATATCTGCTTTACCTATAACATCGATATTTGCATCTCCTAGAATCTTAACTTTACAATTGCCACCGATATACACATTGTCATCTTTACATATGACTGTATAATTATCGTTAACGACTCGATGAACTTCTGAACCGTCTTTATGTATTTCGTAAAATGTTCCTGACCTATGTGATACTGCTAATCTTTCACCACCAACAGAATCGTCCATCTCTATCATGTGACCTGATTCTGTATGATGAACTTTGTTAAATGGATAAAGTGTTTGACTTCTATCTAATTCAGGTTGAAATCCATCTGGTAAGTTATCTCTCGATTCATAATTACCACCACCTTTTGCAAATCTATTTAAGTCTGATTCATCATAATAATCTTTGAGAGGATAATATGGCAATTCTTTAGATGTAGGTTCAATTATTTCACTCTTACTTTTTTCATTTTCATGAGGTCCATAATTTATCTTCAAACTTTCTGGTAATTGAGGTGATGTATCAAGTGCTAATGTCAATTCGTTAGGACGTTTTCTGTCCGTGCCAGAATTTAGACCGTCAACTGAGTTATTATAATCTGTTTGTGTCTGTCTTCTAGGGTCATTAAATCCCTTATCAACTGACCTAGTCAATAACTCATCTGTTATTGTAATCTTGTAACCAGTTTGATTGATACCTAAAGCAACACCTAAAACTAAGAAGTCTTGTCTTTCATCATCACGAAACATTCCAAAGACTGTTGTTCCTTCAACAAGTCCATGACCATGACCAAATCCAGATAGTCCAGCACTCGTTGTTGGTATTAAAACTTGTGACCAAGGCAAGTCTGCTGAAGAAATAAGTTTTTTATCATCAGTGTGAACACCATGAACACGAACTCTAACCCTACCAACTTGTAGAGGGTCATTTCTATCTTCAACTATGCCGTAGAAAAAATTATCCATCTAAATCTGGTCCCTCGTAATCATCTAATGCTTTGACTTCTTTTATATCAGCTGCAAAACTTTCTTTGACACACTGAATTACCATAGTGCCTTTATAATCTAAAGGTTGAACTATGTGCCTTATTTTGGTTACTAAGTATCTATTGTCATTCAAAGGACTTTGTGAACCACCTTGTTTTCCTATTGGTAGAGATGCATTGATAATAGTGC